ACGCTGTCGGCTACTGACGGCGACTAAATAGTCACCATGTAGCATCAAGGGCTGGTTTCTGCGAGAGGCCAGCCCTTTCTTACATTAAGAGGTTGCGATGGCAGCAGGCGACACGGGTGTTTCAATTTGTTCTGACGCGCTGATTCTGCTGGGCGCGAAGGCGATCTCATCTTTTAACGATGGCACCGACGAAAGCTCTGTCTGTGACCGTCTGTATCCAGACATCCGAGATTCGACCCTGATGATGTACCCCTGGTCGTTCTCAATGAAGAAGATCCAGCTATCTCGGCTGATTACGACACCAACCAGTTTCTGGAAATACGAGTATCTGCTGCCAGGTGACCGGCTTGGTAATCCGCACGCTGTGCGTGATTCGGCTGCGGTGGGTGGCTATCTCAGCGTCGATTGGGAAATCCAAGGCGACAAGCTGCTGACCAATCTAGAAGCAGTCTATATCGACTACCAGTACCAGACACCAGAGTATGCGATGCCGCAATACTTTGTTCAGTTGCTGAAGTATATGGTGGCCTGGCACATTGCCGAGCCGATCACGGAACAAGGCGATAAAACATTGCGCTGGCGGCAGATTGCTGTTGGTGATCCAGCAGAGAATGGTCGCGGTGGCTATGCTCGGCAGGCGATGGTGATTGATGGCAAGAACCAGCCAGTGCGCGTGATTGAAGATTACACACTGACCGCGGTGAGGAACTAATGCCGCGCTTTGTTGACTTCACGACAAACTTTAGCACGGGCGAACTCGACCCGCTGCTGCGTGCGCGTGTTGATCTGCAGCAGTACGGCAATGCGCTGGCCAAGGCGACCAATGTCCTGATCCAGCCGCAAGGTGGCCTGCGTCGCCGCCCAGGCACCAAGCACATCCTTGAGCTGCCCAATACCAGCACCGAGAGCGCAGGCAATGGGGTGCGCCTGGTGCCGTTTCAGTTTTCCGTCGATGACAGCTACATGCTGTGCTTCACCCACAATCGTATGTATGTCATCAAGAACGGTGTCGTGCAGGCTAACATCAATGGCTCTGGCAATAACTACCTAACCACCACCATTGGCTCGAGCATTGTTGACGATATGTGCTGGACACAGTCGGCTGACACGCTGATTGTCGTGCATCCAGATCTGCAGCCGGTACAGATCCAGCGCACTAGCGACACAGCCTGGACGGCAACCACCATCACGTTTGACACGGTTCCAAAGTATGCTTTCAACATAGACTTTCACACCAACAATTCGGAAACCCTGACGGTATCAGCAGTCAGCGGCAACATCACGCTGACCACCACCAGTTCAAAGCACGACAGCGGTACAGCCCAAGCTGGCACCAGCACAACGATTACGCTGAAATCCGCATCTAGCTCGGTTGATGATTACTTCAATGGGTTGTACATCACCATTACTGGTGGCACTGGTGCAGGCCAAGTGCGGATTATTGAGGACTATGTTGGCAGCACCAAGGTGGCAACAGTTGACCGAGCCTGGACTACAGCACCTAACAGCACTAGCACTTACAGCATCACAAGTTGGACAACAGAAGCGGTCAACCAGTATGTCAATGTCACCCCACAGGGCCGCGCTCGGATAACGCGCTATGTCTCGGCTACGGTGGTTGAGGCGATTACTGAATACCCATTCTTTAACACAGACACGATTGCTGCTGGCCGATGGGAACTCGAGCATAACTACGAGGATGTATGGTCAAGCACGCGAGGCTGGCCACGGTCGGTCACTTTCCACGAAGGTCGGTTGTATTTCGGTGGGAGTAAGTCGCGGCCATCCACAGTGTGGGGAAGTAAGATCGGCATCTTTTACGATTTTGTTCCAAACGAATCGCTGGATGATGACGCGGTTGAGGCAACGCTGGACACTAACGAACTGAACGTCATCACCGACATTATCAGCTCAAGAGACTTCCAAGTATTCACAACGGGTGGTGAGTTCTATGTGCCGCAGCAGGGTACTGATCCAATCACCCCGCTGACGTTTACCTTCAAGCAGGTATCGCGCAATGGCATCAAGCCTGGCACTCGGGTGCAGTCTGTTGAGTCTGGCTCGGTCTACATCCAGCGCCAGGGTAAATCGCTAAACGAGTTTCTGTTTAGCGATACGCAGCTCACCTACATCACGCAGCGGATCTCGCTGTTGTCTGGCCACCTGCTGAAGGGGCCGCAGCGGATTGCTTTGCGTCGCGCATCCAGCACCGAGGAAGCCGATTATGCGCAGTCAGCAGATCACCTCGCCATCTGAGTACACCACCGATGGTGAATTTATTGATGTGGGCGTAGATGTGACACAGATCTACTGTGTGACCAAGCGCGTGTTCAATAGCACAACAAGGTACTTTATTGAGCGCTTCCAGGATGATCTGTATACAGATTGCGCATTTACTGGTGGCGCTGCAGCCAGCGCATCTGGCCTGCCGCATATTGGCAAGGCGCTAGATGTCATTACCGATGGCGTGCCACAGTCGGATGAGACTGTCAGCGGTGGCGGCTCGGTGACGTTTGACAGAGCATCGACCACCAGCTACGAGGTTGGTCTGCCAATCACAGTCTACGTTAAGACCATGCCCGTGGAGATTAAGCTGCAGACCGGCAGCCGAGTATCGTTCAAGAAGCGCATTGTGGAGATTGCTGCGGTACTAGAGGATACGCAGAACCTAGTAATCAATAACCAACCTGTGGCATTCAGGCTGCTGGACAATCCGCTACTGGATGACCCTGAGCCGATCTTCACCGGCATCAAGCGGGTCAATGGCGTGCTGGGCTATAGCCGTGAGCAGTCGATTGAGGTGTCGCAGAACTTGCCATTGAAGATGAACTTACTAGGCCTTGACTACAGAGTGGCCGTTTACTCGGGAACATAGACATGGCTCAACCAGGACAATACATCAGCGCGACTGATCCATCTATGGCAGCCACTACCACCGCAGCCGGAGGATCAACTATCGGCGGCTTTGGCAGTATGCCAAGTGGTGGGCAAGTCGTTGCAGCCGCAGGGTTTATCTCTGCTTATGGCGCAGCACAGGCACAGCAGGCCGCCGCTATCCAGCAGCAGACCGGTTACCTATTGCAGGCGAGAGACAACCTGACCGTTGCTGAAGTGCGGGCAGATATGTCTCAGCAATACGCTGAGATCCAATCTGGCCGGATGCTGAAGAAGGCAGAGATTGAATCACGCAACTATCAGATTGCTGGCAACCAATTGCTGAAGAATCTGCGCTCAGTAAATGCGACAGCTCGGGCTCGAGCTGCTGCTAGCGGTGTGGCATTCGGCGAGGGCAGTGTTGCAGCGGTTCAGCGAGAGAATGTGCGTGCCACTATGTTTGATGTTGGCATTATGGATCTCAATGCCTTGACGGCAAAAGTGCTTGGCTTTGAAGATGCGGCTGCAATGATGCAATCGACTGAGTATCAGAACTTCCTCAATACGTTTGCAGCACAGCGTCAGGCTGGTCAGTACAAGCAAGCAGGTGCAGCAGTGCGTCAGGCGGGTGGCCTGTTGGCTGGCGCTACATTGACCCGTGGTGCGGTTGAGTTTGGCCAGACTGTATACAGAGGGTAGACATGGTAACCAGAATCGAATCGCGTGGGGTTCAAATAGCAGCACCTGGTGGTGCGCCAATGGAGCGCGTGGTGCCGCAGCAGGTTGACTACATGGTGGCGGCCCGTGAGCAGGCGCGTGGTGCTGCGACGATGGGCGACATTCTTGATCGTATGTCGCAGGCAGTATTCGGTGTGGCAAGGGAAATGGCACAGGAAGAAGCGCTACAGTTTGCCGCACAAAATCCAATTACTGATGACCAACTGCAATTGGCAAAAGAGGGTTTGCCATCTGCAATCCCTGGTGTTGGCAAACTTGGCAGTGATGTAACCGTATACGGCAAGGCATTGCAAAAAGCTAGGATGTTGCAATTGTCCGGCCACTTTGAGATGGAAGGCCGCAACGAGCTAACCAAATTGCTGGTTGATGTACAGAATGGTAAAGCCGATTCGCAGGGTGTTGCTGCCAAAATCGCCAATGTTACTGATGGTTATGCCAAGTCGCTGGCTCAAATTGATGGCGAGGCTGCTATCAAGTTTCGTGCAACGATGGCAACTCATGGCAACACAGTATTAAATGCCGCATACGAAGCAGAGCAGAAACGCAGAAAAGCAACAGACCTTGCAAAGTTTGACCTAGACTTTGATAACAGTATGCAATTGCTTGAAGCTGCTGTATCCAGAGGATATTGGTTTGATGAAAATAATCAACAAAGATCGGTTGATGATCTTGCCGGAATGATTCAGACAGCAATCGTCAATCAGTCAATTTTGATTGGTGATGCTGGCATACAAAAAGAATACAGCGAAAAGTTTAGAGTTGCGCTACGCACGGCAAAAACAAATGCTGTGATTAAGCATTTGCAATCTGATGAATATATTGGTGACACAACAGCGACGCTAGAGAAATTGCGTTTAAGGCAGGTCGGGAAGATGAGCGGCATCTTGAATGATCTGTTTAATAACGATATGGATTCATATGCCAAGGTGGTTTCTGGCTATATGCTTGCAGCCAATCAAAGAGAAGAAGCTGCAAGGCGCAAGCGCGAAGATGAAAAGCGCACAGCAGAGGCGACAGCAATCAATTTGCTTGAGCAGATATATCCGATCAAAGATAAAAACAATCCAAAGCGCCAGGCATTGATTAAACAAGTGATGGACTTGCCGCCTGGGTCGCTTCCTATTGGAACGATAAAAGATCTTCTTGAGCCGGAGAAAGAAGGAGAAGGCAATCCACTGGCTGAATACAACGCGCTCGGCATGATCTTCGACAATAAGATCACAACCAAAGAGCAGCTAGACAAAATCCCAGGCCTGAATGCGCGGCAGCGTCTGACGTTATTGAAAGCATTGCGCACAGAAAATAAGGATGGATTGCGCACGCTGGATACTGGCCTGAGTAAATTAGCTGGCATTCCGGTGGAGCCTGGGGTTGTAATATCGCTAGACAAAAACAGCGAGGAATGGAAGCGTAAGCAACAGCTAAAACTTAGAGCTGCGCAGATTGAGGCCGAGGCTGCCAATGAAGGCAAGGTGCTGACAGAGCGCCAGATACTCGACAAAATGGAAAACGAACTGCTGGCAAAACGAAACACGGCAGAAGCAAAGCAAGCCAAGGAAGCGCTGGATTATTTTGTGCTGGATAAGTCTGGTCGAGCAAAGCCAGACCGCGATTGGATTACTGGCCCAATCAATCGACAGACATTGCCAGCACTACGCCAAAAGGCTGGCAATGATCCGAAAAAGCTGCGCCAGGTTCAAGAGATTGAGCGCCTGATAACAGTATCTG